CACATCACGCCCATCTTCTAAGATAGGTCTGCCTAGTATCCTGCCAAACTTTCCTTTTCCATCTTTATATGTATTCATAATAAATTTTTTGGGCAGGAGTTCTTTGGCTCTTGCTTTTGCAGCCAACCCCAGAGCTTTCTCTTCAAGGTTTCGAGTACGAGATTCGGGAGTATCAATACCATAAAAGCGAATATACTGATTGTTGAGATGTACACCGAAGCCGAGATCAATATCAACAACACTGGTATCAGCATCAACAACCCGTACAAGTTTGCAACGATAACTGTAAATGTTTTCATCCATACTAACTCCTATAATCCTACACTGCCAGACACTGAACGTACAAACTCTTGCACCCCTGCTACGACATGAAGTCTATTACCTGTAGCTGCTGTTGCTTTTAATATCTCTGATGGTTGAAGCACTAGATCTCTTGTTAGTAATTCCACTGTGCCGTTAGCTCCTACTGCCGCTACTTTAAACAAACTAAACACATCGGACCCATTTGTTAATGTGAGGGTGAGAGTATCGGCATTACCAGAATCCTCAGACACTAAGATAGAGTTAACAATAACGAAAGAAACTGTAGCAGGTGCAGTGTACAATACAGTAACCCCTGTGCCTGTCAGATCTAGCTTTGCATTAGTAACACGCTGTATATATTGAGGATAACTATCTATAAACATTAACCGAACCTATGCTTCTGAGACTTCGGAGGAGATTTCTTTCTTGCACTTGGACCACCCCAGAATACCTTGTTCGCCCAGTATGCTGCTGATGTCTTACCCTTCTTAATATTCTTTCCATGCCGGGCTTTGAAAGACTTTCTGGCTTCAGGACTGTAGTTATGCCCCATACCTTTAGCACCAAAGCGTATAACCTTAACCTTACTACCATCTCGTACAGCGACAACAGCTTTCTTACTCTTGTGTGATGGTGTCATCTTAGGTTTGTTTAAACCTTTAAGACCCACCTTCTTTAGTCTGTTCTTTTCTGAATCTGTTAAACTCATTTCCTGTACTTCCTAGTTTTCTTGGCAATCTTCTTAGGTTGTTTAGAAACCTGCTTACCCTTCTTGGTATCTTTCTTTTTCTTCCTAGTCGTAGCAGCGTATTCTGCGTTGCTGAGAGACTTTATAGCCTTCTCAGGTAGGTAGCGTTCACCAGTAGCCTTCTTGCCCTGTGTGGAGGGCTTTCCAGACTTGGTTCTCCACTTCTGTTTAGTCCACTTATCAAGACTTTTTTGTGACTTTTGTTTTGCCACTTGCTTTTCCTTTTGATTTCTTCTTTGGGCTATCTTTTAATTTCTTTTGTACAGAAAGAGAAAGCTCATCTTTATGAAAGAGTCTCTTGCTGTTTGCTGTATGTGTTGTGCCTGAATGTAGTTGTCCATTAGGCATTTTGTGAAGACCACCCTTGTGTTCTTTACCATCTTTAAAGTAATGCGGTACACCTTTAGCCACGATATCCACCTCCTGCTTTTTTATATTGTTGTGCTAACATCTGGGCTTTACGAGCAGACCATTGACCTGCTTTACCACCCTTAGTTCCTGATTTAATTTTACTAAACAATCTTTTTCGCATTGCAGGTTTAGTATAATTACCTGCCTCATTTACTTTACTCTTAGCTTTCTTTTTAACAGCCATTACTTCTTCCTATTAGAAGTGAAACCAAAGTATGCACCCACAACCCCTGACATTGCAAGGTATTGCGTCATAATAATACTCTCTGCTTCAGCCATTCGAGCAGGATAAAGAAGAGTTGCTATAGTCGTTGCTAACATTGCAAGTAATAAACACCAGCACATATACCTGCGATTAGACTGATAGATTTTTTTGTCAGGTATATTCTCATTCATTTGAAATACTCTAACTTTCCATCTAAATTAATTTTGTTTAGTTGCTTTCTAATTTTTTCGGTTTGTTCTTTTATTATCTGTTCTTGATCAAGTATTTTTTCTTTTTGTTTTTTAGCCTTCTTTATTAGTTTTTCAACATCAGACACTAAGCACCTCTTGATGTAGCGTAAGAGTTAAGAGAATCGTAAATCCTTTTGGCTGATGGTGCGTATATTCCACCAGCGTTAGATCTTTCTAGCTGTCTAGTAGCTTCTGCCCTTACTTCTTCAGGAGATTTATCTATGTACTGTCTTATTAAAGCACCTTCAAATTCCATAAATCTAGGACTGTTTACAAAGGCACTCTCTCCACCCTCAAAGGCTGCTGCTTCTTTTGAGAACTGCTGTGTTAAGCTTAAATTATCATCTCCAAAAGACGTAAGATCTACAGTCCCATCAGAAGCAGATGTATCCACATCAGGTCCTCCTGTATCTGTAGTCTCTTCAGTTGTTTCTTCTTCAGCTTGAGCCGGGTCATATCCTGTCAACTGAGTAACATCAAAACTTGATGGGAGTTGTACCCCTCCTTCTGGGAAAAAAGCTGACATCTCCTGATTAGTTGGCATATAAGTATATGAACCATCTGGGTTCCGAACTAACCCGTCAACTCCGAAAAGACTACCACCCTTTACCGAAGCTATATCAGCTATTTCTTGTGCCGTCTTACCTGTATCCTGACCACCCGTTACCCCAGTATTTGAAGTGCCTGTAGGAGCATTGTCAATAGATCCTAAACCATAGGTATATGCCCCAGGTGTTGTGCTGTAAAGAGGAGGACTATTGTATCTCCTTGTATAATAATTAGGAACATTGGCAAACATAGAACTCGCAAATTGATTAGGCGCATTACTAAATCTATTTGACATTCCACCAAGACCATACCCCATCATAGGGTTAGATTGATTACCGTATCCCATCCTAGAATTATACTGATTGCCGTAGCCCATTTGAGGGCTAAACTGGTTCCTATACGCCATCATTGGGTTAGTATAAGGTTGTGGTTGATATGTATTGTAGTTAGGTCTAAAAGAAGGTGCAGATAAATAACTCTCTTGTCTTCTCGGAGCTTGTTGAAGAGTATTTATTCTTCTTTGGATAGCGTTTGTCACTCTTTGAGCAGACGGAGAGTAAATGCTACCACTAGCGGCACGATCTCTCTGTGTTAACAGGTCACTTTCTAATCTACCTCTATCATCTAAAGTAGATATCTGATCTAACAAAACATTTTCAAAATCTTTAAACTGATCTGAATCAACAAACTCTCTTTCAGTTCCACCCATTCCTCTGTACGCACGATACATATCTCCATAACCTCTATTAGTGGCATCAAGGTCAGAGGCAGTCGTACCCATAGATGGGGTTGAAGAAGAGTAATAAGGCTGTTGGAATCCACCTAGCCCAAGCATACCACCCATTCTTCCAAAGTTACCAGGACCTCCAGAGAATTGAGAAATTCCGTATCTTTGTGGAGATGAAAATCTCTGTGGACTTAGATACCTTGAAGCAACATTTCTTATGAAATCCATATTCATATTGTTAAACGCTGGAGAAGAAGTGCTTGCTGTTGTAACAGGTGCTGTGCTTGCCATTGTGTCCATATCAGGTGTTGTGATTGGATCTGCTTCTGGAGGTGAGGTTACATTAGCCCCGGCATTTTCAAGAACTGTTTGCGCTTCTGGTGAAAGAGATGAAGTAGTGCCAATACCACTAGGTGTCTGCACTGTGAAGTTTTGAGGAGCCATGTATCCATATGATGGTGGTGAATAACTACCACCCATGCCTGATGTAGGAGGTAAATAACCACCACCACCCATGCCTGTTTGGAATGTTCCTAAATTAGGATTCCCATAACTAGGAGCATTTGAAAAATTATAATTGCCACCACCACCTGCCATAATCTTATCCTATATAATCTGTGCCAGATTCCATCATCTCTGATAAACGACTAGCTCTGTTACCTACTTGCTCTGCCCATTTACTATCAAGCATCTCAACAGCAGCATTCTTCCAAGCCCCTGCTTCTATTGCCTTTAACATATTAGCAAATCCTTTGAGTCTTGGCATCCCTAAATTAAACATCATGTCTATAAGAACTCTTTTTCTTATATCATCTAAATCATCGTACCAATCAAAGGTTTGTTCTAATTCTTTAACGCATATATCTATATCATTACTAAGAAGGTAATCTATTTCATCATCAGATAGACCTCTGTCTTCCAGGTTTCTGCCCACACCAACAGTCTTAATGCCTTCAGTATCTTCATAAACCTTATACTCTACACCCTCATGCATTCTAATTTGTTGCCTCAATTTATCTGCTTGATTAACCATTACTTTCTTGCCTTTAATTGTTCTTTTATAAACTTAACTCTTTGTCCCTCTAACCTTCTTGCGAACTCAAGATTTTTTCTTTCCTCATCAACAAACTCTTGAGAGTAATCACCCTTGGATAAACTAAGTAGTTTTAATTTTTTGTTAATCTTTTGTAGGTTTCTTACAGAACGCCTTATTTCACTTTCAAAAGATAGAATGTCTATATTATCCTCTTCTATTTGATTCGCTCTATCATAATTACCCATGTGTTCATTGTCTCTTACAGCACGAGTAATCTTTGTTAAACTATTATTTAATTGATATATTTCACCAGTAACACCTTTAGCACCACTTAGATTATTAAACACTCTTGATACGAAAGGATACTCTTCAATTCTTCTAGAAGGTTTTGTGATATCATCAGGTAAGACAGTATCTATCATTCTTACTACATGAAAACCTAACGTGCCAGAGTAACCCCTAATAATGTTATCAACCTCTACAGGAGTAAGTGTGTAGCCTGTAAGAGATGCTACTTTTTGTGCAAGCTCTGATGTTGATGGTCTAACGACAGTTGAAGGATCTAAGTTCTGCTCATAATCACTCAGTATCTTTCTTCCTGTAAGGAAGTTATAATTAGTCATTGTTTCTAAAATAGGTTGAATAGTAGTTGGAAAACCAACTCCTAGTGTCCCAAATAAAGCTGAACCAAAAGATCTTTTTAAATCTGCTGATGTATCAGTGCCTAAGTAATAACTTAGTATTCTATCAGGAATAGTTTTAGTTAATAAACCTATTTCAAAAGGAATAGGTAAAGATATAAAGCTATCAGGTCTGCCAAAATATTTACCTAATATAATCCAATTGTTATCTCTTTTAGAATCCTCTATAAGTTCCCATTCATCATCATCGTATTGCATAAACCACAACAGACTTGTAAAACCAATTAAATAAGAAGCCCTAAAGAATGCTAATTTTTTTACTCTTTCTCTTGTAAGCTCTGCATTTGAAGATGCTGCATCACCAGTGAACCCTCTAAAAAGAATATCTAAACCCTGAATCCTAGCATTTAAAAATGGAATGATGGCAGTCACTGCCTTCATATACTTTCCACGCCTTCTAAAATTTAATACTTCTTGAGCTTCCCATATAGCTTGAGCCTCGTTGCCTGTTCTTGCGTACACATCGTTATATACAGCTATTCTTGTTGCAAGGTCAGAGTTCTCAGTTCCCTTATCTAATTTTTCCCAAAGATATCTCAAAGGAGAAGAAACAGTTTTTAAAGTAGACTTCTTTCTACCGGGAAAAGTTTTATTAATTATTTTTTCTACTTCTTTGATTGCATCACTATCACCAGACTTACTCCAATCAAAACCACCTTTAATACCAGCCCTCCTTAAAGCCTCTGCACTTGAATTGTTTCCTACAGCAGATGCTAATCCTTTAATTGAGTCAACTAAAGGAGCATTAGTTCTACCACTTGTAACATAAGCACTTAAAGAATCACGGAAAAAATTTGCCAACATGAACCCTGGGTCTTTAGTCACAAGCTCTCTTAAAGCATTAGCAGGAAGTGTACCTAGCTTAGATAAAAAACCATCACCCAATACGCTTGGATCATCTAATGATGTCAACATCTGAAACAACATAGGGTCATGCATAATAAATTTATTTTCTTCACCATTAACATAAACAGAAACAGTGTTGCCTTGATCACCCTTTTTCTTGCGAGTTGCCCCTGCTACTCCTTCGATAACATCTTCACTGGTGCGAGTTATTGTGTTTAGTTTTAAAGCATCCCTAACTACTCTTTGAGTAGCTATGTTTCTTGCTGATGCTTCAATAGCTTCACTCATATTAATAATAAGATTATTAAATATATTAGAAACAGGTTGCCCTGTTTCAACGAGAGACATTTCTTTTACATCAAAATTTCCAGATCCTTTAAGCTCTTTTATGTAAGCTTCAACTTCTGCCATATTTCTAAAGAAACTACTACTAACATCTCCATTACTAAAGTAGATCCTGTATACTTTCCCGGCTCCTGCTTTTAACTTTCTTTTACCTGATGGAGCTTTGTAGCTAGAAGGTTGGCTACCTAGTTCAATACTATCTGACAAAATATTAACTGGTTCATCTATTGTTGGATTAAATGTTTTATTAGATTTATTGCTTACCTCTCTGTACATAGGAATATAGAATAAAGATTGTTTGTATTCCTCTCTTTTACTATTACTTAAAACACCTGCGTTTACTTGAAAATCTGCAAGTTTATTAAAATACATATTTAATTTTATTGCTGTTTCTCCAAAGTATGGATGTGTATTATTATATTCATTAATATAAGATTGAGCTTCGTCTGCACTCATTACATTAAGACGTTGTGTTTCATTACTATTATGAATCTCTAGCTCTCTTTGAGCTACCATGTATAATTGAAAATCTTCTTCAGTGCCATTCTCTATAACATCATTTAAAACAGTGTCTATCAACCCACCAATATTATATTCTTTACCATTTT